ATGCCAATCTTCTTTATCATGCAAACATATCCCCTATCTCATAATCTGTCATTTTTCTGTTCTTTTTTAGCGAAATCGCTCGCTGTATCTTCTGGATCCGCTTACGCTCATCCTTATCTTTGATATCCCGGAGATCTGTGTTCCGGTACATGATCCGTTGCTTGATCTCCGTCTTCTCTGGAAGTCCAATAAATAGCGTCTGGAATTCCCACCAGTGCATGTATGGAACCGTCTGCAGGTTGATTCCATATACCTCCCGGAATGCGCTGTAAATACAGTCTGCATCCTGCTCGAAGGAATACAACTGTTTCGGCACTGATTCAGAATGTTCTTCACTGTCAGATCTATCTACCCTCATTTCGAGGAATCCTCCCAGCGCATAGACAGCCCCTTCCAAATCATCTGGCATTCCATCTGTATACCATTGCATCATCAACTGGCATTTAATCTGCCAAGGAACTTCATCATCTTCTACCAACTGAATGAAACGGATCCATTCTCTGAAATCTGTCTCAATTGGGTAGTTTTCTCCATTCACACACACTGAATCCGGGAATTCTTCAAATAGAATATTCATAACGCATTACCTATTACCGTTGTAATAAGTTCCATTGCCGCGATTCTTATTGCGATTGTTCTTATCATACTTTCGTCTCTGCTGTCTATTACCATGCTGCTGAACAGTATAATTACCATATTTCTGATTCAGCTTGTCGGCTTCTTTATTCTCAAAAGCCAATAGTGCATCTGTAGCATTCAAGCACGCGTTCAGACTGGTTTTCCCACCGAACATTTCCTCATGCGCTCCTTCTCCGATTACACGATCGAAGAAATTAAAATAGCACTGACACTGTGCACGGATGATATCAGCGGTCTTTCCTACCTTCGGCACCTGCGCTGCTTCTTCCTTAATCAATTCCTTTGCTTCATCCAAATTCTCCAGGAACTCTACATCCGTAAAATCAATCTCTCTTTCAAGATCTCCATATTTAAAAAGGCTCATCGGCTCACACTCCTATCTTTTTACTCTGCTGCGAACGTACACGTCTGCCACTTATCTGTCGTTGTCGCAGTACCCTTTACGATCTCTCCTGCTGCTTTCAGACTACCCTTGTAGATCAGTGCATCCGTTCCATCACCTTCTGAATCCGGAATCACACTCCAGTCACGCTTTCTGGCTGTACATGTATTGGCATCTTCTGCCGTAGCGTCAAAAAGATCCACAACCACAACAGTTACCTGTGCATCTGATCCCAGAATCTCATCATCTGTAATCTCTGCCAGCTTTGCATGCACCGCATCATTTGTATAACGGTCAAACTCATAATCCATAGATGGCGCATATCCTACCACGTCAGATCTTTCACTCGCTTCGTCTACATACTGCCTACTGTATTCTGTAGAATTCTTTCCATCTGACAGCGATGTAAAGCCCGTCATTCTGGTATATGTCTTTCCATCACCTGTAACATCCATAAACGCAACACGCTTATGTCTGCCTACTAATTTCTTTTTATTTGTATCTCCTGTCATGTTCTACCTCCTATTTGTAAATCAATCTGCAGATCATCTGATACCGTCCCAGGTCTACATCCGGTGCAAACAAATAGCCGGACTGCAGCACTTCCACCTTTATGGCATCGTGCCCGTCCAGCTCTGGGAGAATATCATTCATGTTGTTACTTTCGACCCACTCTTCAAAAGCCTGATAAAAGCCACTGTTGGCAATACCGGTTCTAGCATCACCGTCATACGCTTCCTTGCTCGTGAATGCGAATTGAAACTGTTTCAAGCAGGTCCCATCTGTGTATCTCTTGTAGACAGGATCCGCTCCGATCGGATCAATGGAATACTCCATTCCATTACCTAAATAATCAATATTTATCTTCCGATCATCAATATCCGGATTCAGCATAACATAATCACGGATACTCTGAATAATCGGTTTTTTACTCTCTTGCAATCCTCTCTGCTCCTTTCAGGATTTGTTCTTTATGGCTTGCTTTCATAGTTTCAAACCATCTTGGC